AGGGTATTCATCAATAAGTTTCTCTACCTCTGCGATAGGTACATCTATGGGAGCAGGAGGTGCTGGGAGCATCTCCATAGTATCGATCTCATAGTAGTACATACCTGCAATGAGTACACCCTGCTTCCACGACAATACACGATACCCACTTGGAGGTTTTTGTCTACGGAACGGGTAATACCCAATACTTGCCAATTCCTCTACAGTACAACGATCTACACGTTTCCAAACACTTCCCACCACAACACGGGTAGTAGGAAGTGAGATCATCTGCTGAGGGCCATACTGCCATCCAGTATAGTTCATATGTGTTAACCTCCTTAGAAGGCGTTAGAATGTTTAGTTGATTCAAGGATAGCTAGGCCGACAATTAGATTGCCATTTGTATTCTGTCCGTTTGTTATGACTTTGAAACCATTACTAGTTGCGTAGAGCCACGGAAGAGAACTGGACTCAACATCGGGTAGATTCGGACGTAAAAAGGTATTCCATGGATTAAATGT